AAATCATTCATATTTTCACTTGGAAAGAGTTTCCGGACGCAATTAAACGCGGTTTCGGGATTCTGTCACTGAAACCAATTCCCGTCACTTTTTAAGCCTTTTTTTACTACCAATGAGAACGCCAAACACTTTCGCCGCCAAGCTCCGCAAGCTGTCGGCCAATACGAAAGACAAGCTCGACTCGATCCAATTTCAAATGGACGAGAATCAAGTCAAGATTTACGGCGATCAGATTATCGCACTCCGTCGCTTTGATTATGTCAAAATTACACTCTCGCAAGATCAGAGCTCTTTGTCGCCGGACGGGAGCAAGATTGAGTTTTTCGAGCAAGAATTTCAAAGCCTTAATACTTCGATCTCGGTTTGTGTCACGGAATCCGGGCAGATTATCACGGTCACGCTCTCGACGGACAATCGGCGCGTCTTTGACGAGCTTATTAAAAGGAATCTCCGCGATCAGGTGCTTAACCTCGAGTTTACCGAGGGAAATAACCCTTATTCGCAATAAGAGGAGGGGATTAAACCACGATCTTTTTTTTCAAGAAAATGATCAAGCTCCGCAATCCGCACACTGGCGAAACCCGCAACGTCCCGTCCGGGTTTTCGTGGACGACACTCTTTTTCGGATTTTTCCCGGCACTGATCCGCGGCGATCTCTCCGGCGCGATATTGCAAGGGCTCCTCGCGCTTTGCACGCTCGGCGTCTCGCTTTTGATCATGCCGTTTTTTTATAATGGCTGGCATTTAAAACGGCTCCGCAATGACGGCTTTCGCGCCGTCGGCGTCGAGAATAAAAGGCCGCTTTGACACCGGACGGCGCGAAGTGTAAAAGTAAAGACAGCCGCGAGGCGTTAAATCGAATTTTTCGCCGGGAAATGTCAAAGCCGAAACTCTCCGATCAACAAAAGCGATTTTGTGATAACTATTTGCTTTGCATGAACGCGACCGAGGCCGCGATCCAAGCGAGCTACTCGCCCGCGACCGCGGCACAATCCGCCTCGCGCCTGTTAAGCAAAGTTAATATTCGTGAATATATCGACGAGCGTCGCAAGCAAGAGGAGGAACTCGTCGGCATTTCCCGCGCGAAAAACCTCCGGCAACTGTCAATGATCGTCGAGCGCTCTCTCGAGCCGGAGATCGTTTTCGATATGTGGGGAAACCCGATCTTTCGGGATATGCTCGTCGAGGTCGTCGTCGAGAGCAAGACAAAGCGCGGCAAGCCGAAAAAGGAGGTCAAAAAAGAGAAGGTGCGCGCCGTCATGGTCAAACAGAACCCGAAAGCGGCGACCGCGGCGCTTGCCGAGATCAATAAAATGCTCGGCTATCACGCGCCGACTAAGATTAAAGATGTCACGGAGAACCCGCTCGCGAGCCTCGCGACAAAGCTTTTCGCGAAAGCTCCGCACAAATGAAGCTCGGCGCGCTCCGCTATGATCCGGAATCGTCGGCGGATCTCGAGCGCCTCCTCGAGTTTTTCGTCGCGGCCGTGTTCGAAGTGTTCGACTTTCGGCTCGCCTCTTGGCAAGTCGAGATCGCCCGCGAGATCTTTTATCGGCTTTTCCGGAGGCGCCGCCATACGATCACCATTTCCGCATGTCGCCAAGTCGGCAAGACGGAAACGGTTTGTTTTGTGATATGGTTTTTAACCTATGTTTTCCCGGTCATTGCCGGGGAGCGCTTTCGTGCCTGTTTCGTCGCGCCGGAAAAGGGGACGAGCTCGGAGGTGTACGATCGAACGAAACTCCTCTTTGATAAGTGCGAGAACTTCGATCCGGCCGGGTTTCAATTCGAGCAAAAGAACCTCGACGCGATCGTTTTAAGGGACGGCTCCCGGCTCGAGCAATTCGGCCTCTTTAAAGCCTATGCCAAGCGCGAGGACAAAAAGACCGTGCGCGAGGGACGGACTTTTCATTTACTCGTCAGGGACGAAATGCATGTCGGCGACGACGAGATTTATAAAGACGAGCTCGAGCCCGCTCTCGCGACGACGGGCGGCCTCGATATCTGGATCGGAAACGGCGGCTTTCGCCAATGCGAGGCCAAGCGCAAAGTCGAGGCCGGGAATCTCAAGGCCTCGACGGTTTTCCGGCTCGACTATGATTCCATGATCGAGCGCATGCGCGCCGAGTACGAGGCGACCGGAAACCCGCTCTTTATGCGCTGGCTCGAGAGTCAAGAGAAGTATGTCGAGGACGAGGGCGGCCGCGGCTCCGAACTGGTACGGAAAAACTTGCTCCTCGAGTGGATCGTCGAATTTGGCTCGTTTTGCACTCCGGCCGAGCTTCACGCTTGCCGGAGGCAGGGCGAGCCGGATTTCTGGCCGACAAATTGGCTCGATGTCGGTATAGATTGGGGAAAGGAGGTCGATCTCTCGGTCGTCACGGTCACGGATTACGCGAATAACATTCGCACTTGGGGCGTTTTCCGCGGCGACTATACCACCGAACAGATCCCGGAGATCGTCGCCTTTCTCCGCAAATACCAAGCCGAGAGCAAGGATCGCGTCGTTTTCAAGCGCTGTTATTTCGACTCGACGGGCGCGGGAGATGTCGTCGGCGAGAGCCTGAAAAAAGCGCTCTGGTTTCGGGCGATCCCGATCGTCTTTTCCTCCGTCTCGAAAGATATCCTCGGCCGCAAGGGATTAAAAGCGCTCCGCTCGAAAGAGGAGCAAGAGCGGCTTTCCTATCCGGCAAACCACAAACACGCGGCCTTTTTCGAGAAGCAAATGACGGATCTCGAGAAAGAGTTTCGCGGCGAATCCGGCAAGCTCAACTATAAACACCCGGACACGGCCGACGCTCACGACGATTTCCCGGACTCCTATTTTTTGAGCATTTACGGGATCCAAAAAATTAATCAGATCCGGACATTTTCAAAATCGGCCAAGGCGTTTTCTTGATTCCTTTTCTTTTTTCCTCGCTTCCCGTATTGTTTCGGCAAAGTAATTTTTATTGACGCTATGTTTCCAACACCCGAAGAACAGGCGCGCGCGCAAGTTTTAGAAAATAATTATAAACTGTTCGAAGGGAAATTTAATGAGGTGCTCGACTACTTTAAAACCGCGAACGACCGCCGGAATAAACTCGAGGTCAATGTCAATATGTGCGAAATGATCTCGACGATCTTTGCGGATCTCCTCTTTTTGGAAGAGCCGACGATCACCGTTTCGGAGGACTCGGGCGCCGAGCAAGGCAAGCTCGACGCGATCATCGACAATAATAATTTTTTCTCGCAATTGTGGGAAAGCGCAATCGCACAATCTTGGGGAGGAAAAGCGGTTTTCGAGGTGCGTCTCGCAAATGGCCTCGCCGTGATCGAGGAGAGCCCGCCGGACATTGTCTTTCCGCAATATAACCAACGCAATATTAAGGCCAAGCCCGAGCAAGTTATTTTCGCTTGGTATGTCGAGATCAGTAAAAAGCCTTATCTCTTTAAAAAGATCCATTCGATCGGCCGGATCGATTATCAGCTGTGGGAGTGCGACGCCAAAAAGGGCAAGCCGAAAACGATCGTCCCGCTCGCCATGTTCGACGCGACGCTCCCGGAGGAGGGCGAGGAAACCGGACTCGACTTGATTCCCGTTTTTTGGGCGAACAATCCGAAAGACGGCAAGAAACCGGAGGGCGTTTCCGACTATAAAAATCTTTACTCGCTCCTTTCCGAGCTTTGCCGCGTCAATTCGCAAATCGCCACGCAATTAAAAAAGCACGGCGACGCGAAACTCGCCGTCCCTCCCGGCGTCCTCGACGAGAAAGGCGAGGTCGCGCTCGAGCGGCTCGAAATGATCGAAGTCGAGACGACGGAATCGGGCGGCTTTCAAAAGCCGGAATACATTTCAAACGCAAATTCTTTGATTGATCAAGCATTCAAACAACGCGACGAGATCAAACAGGAAATCGCGCGGATCTCCGAGGTCGCCTTTGTGCTCCTCGACTTGCCCGTGCAAGGCGGCGTTATGAAAGACGAGACGTTTTCCGAGAGTGCGGCGCGGACGATTGCCAAGGTGAAGCGCAAAAAAAAGACGTATACGAATTTAATCCAAGAGGTGCTCGCCTTTGCTTACTTTTGGGAACATAACAAACGGATCCCGAAATCGGCGATCAACGTCAAATTTCATGATTCCCTCCCGGAAAACGCCATGCGGAAAACCAATATCGAAGTCGCGCGCATGACGGTGGGGATCCAAAGCAAGCGCGACGCGATCAAGAACCTTGACGGCCTTTCCGGCGAGGCACTCGAGGCGAAGCTCGAGGAGATCAAGGCCGAGGAAAATTCCCTTGTCAAAGTCGGCTTTTAAAATGAAACGAAACTTTACAATCGGCGCGTTTAAAGCGGCCTCCGCGCAATATGAAGCGGTCAAGGCGGAAATGATCGAGCGGATCAAGCTCGCCGTCACGGCGCGCGGGAAATTCTTTCTCTCGGCCGTCTCGGCCTCCGTCGCCGCGGGGTTTTTTGTGTATTGTGTTTGCCTCGGTTTCCGCCTCGGCCTCGGCCTTTAAAACCCGTCAATGGCAAAGCAAAGCGACCCTCGCAAGATCCGCCGGGAGATCGAACGCAAAACCGAGATCCTCGGCGGCATTTACTCGCGGGCATATAAAGAGATTATCGAGATCGTCGAGAAAGACGCCGGGACGCTCTTTCGCCGGGAGCGCGCGAAACGCATGCTCGCGAATTTAAACGGCGTCCTCGCGCAACTGGACGCCGACACCCGCGCTTTTATCGAGAAGGAGATCCCGAACCTTTATAAATCCGTCGCGGCGGCCGCAAAATATGATCTCGTCGTCGACGGAAAAGTCATCGAACAGGCTTTTTCGCAGATCCACGTCGACGCGATCAAGATAATCGCGGACGAGGCAAAGACCCGGTTCGCCGAAAGCATGCAAGCCGTCAAAAAAAGCGCCCTTGAAAAAATCTCGCTCGCGCAAACGACGCATATCCGCGAGGCAATCGGCGCGGGCGCCACGCTCGGCAAAGCCCGCGAAACCGTCGCGCGGACGGTACTCGAGAAGCTCGAGCAAGACGGAATCGTCGGCTTGCTCGACAAGAGCGGCAAAAACTGGCAACTTGACCGTTACGCGCGCATGCTGACGGGAGAGGTGCTCGCGTCGACCGGGCGCCAAGCGATCGCCAACGTCGGCACGGAGAACGGTTTCGACGTGTATCAAATCACGCGCCACGGAGCAAAGGACGCTTGTCGCTTCCACGAGGGAGAGCTTTTTTCCATGACAGGCGCGACTCCGGGAATGCCGACCTTTGCGGAGCTCCGGGCGTCCGGAGAAATCTTTCATGTCGGCTGTCGGCATTCCTATTTTGTCATGACGAATTACTCGAAAAAACAGGAAAAGGCGAGCGCCAAGGTCGCCGAGCGGCTCCAAACAGGCGGCAAGATTTCCAATTATGACGCGCTCAAAAACAAAGAGGCCTCGGCCGCGGACGCCCTCGCCGCGCAAGAGGCGCGCCGCAAAATTGGCGATTCCTGACTATTGCGAACAAAAACGCATTGCTTTACACTTTGCCCGTCGTCCGCCGAGGACGTTAAACATCGTCTTTTTTTTAAATCATGAGTGATACGGATAAAAACGCCACGTCTCCCGGCGGTCAAACAGGAGACAACGGAAGCGCCAACGGTACAGGCGACACGAAAAAACAGGCCGACACCAACGGCGGCAATGAGGGCGGCGAAAATAAAAATCCGCCTCCCGAAACGATTCCTTACTCTCGTTTTTCCGAGGAGGTTTCCAAGCGGAAAGCGCTCGAGGAGCGTCTCTCTAAAATGGAAAGCGACTCGACAACGGCGCGACAAAAAGCGCTCGAGGAAAACAAGAAATTCGAGGATCTCTACAATGAATCGAAACCGCACGTCGAGCGCGCGAAAGCGCTCGAGGCCGTCGTCACGCGATCCGTCGATGAACTCATGACAAAGATTCCCGAGGACAAGCGGAGCTTGATCCCGGAATCGCTCACGCCCGAGGCAAAACTCGATTATATTCATAAGAATTACGACTTTTTGACCGCCGCGGCGGGAGGGAAAACAATCGGCCACGGGACAAATCCCGGCGGCGATACCACCTCGACGAAAACTTTCACCGCCGAGCAGCTAAAGGATCCGAAATTCTACGCGGAAAACCGCGACGAGATCCTGAAAGCGCAACGCGAGGGAAGAATCAAAGACTAAGCCAACCGGAGAGATCACCTTTTGATTTTTTAAACGACTACAATGTCAAACTCTTTGACTGTTCACAATGCGACCATTATCGCGCAAGAGGCCTTAAATGTCCTCCGCGCGAATCTCTTCCTTGCAAAGCGGATCCGCCGCGATTACGAGGAAGACGTTAAAATTTACGGGAACGTCGTCACGATCCCGAAATTCGGAACGCTCGCCGCCAATGACAAGGCCGCGGGAGGATCCCGAACCGTGCAAGACGTAACCTCGGGAAGTGTCTCGGTTACACTCAATAAGCACAAAGAGGCCTCTTTCCTGATTGAAGATCCGGAACGCGCCTTTTCCCGAAACGACCTGATCCAAGGATATACAATTTCGGGCATGACGGCGATCCTTGAGGCCGTCGAGAGCGACATTTTCGCGCTTTATGCCGGACTCTCGCAAACTGTCGGCTCGTCCGGGACGGCACTCTCCGAGGCGAATATCCTCGCCGTGCGGAAACTCCTCCGCGACGCCAAAGCTCCGATCGACGACAATTTCACGCTGGCATTGTCGACGACTGATTACTCGACGGCGCTCGGCCTCGATCGCTTCACCTCCGCCGACAAGATCGGCGCGGCTGGCAAGATCGCCGACGGCGCGCTCGGCAAGATTCACGGTTTCCAGACGTTCGAATCGCAACTTGTGAAAGTCGCGACCGGGCGGCACAATCTCGCGTTTCACCGCGACGCTTTCGCTCTCGTCGTCCGTCCGCTTCCTGAAATTCCCGCGGGAATGGGAACGATCGGGACTGTCGTCAGTGATCCAGACAGCGGCCTCGCCGTTCGCGTCCGTATGAACTACGACGCCGACCGCGGCGGCATTGTGACAACTGTCGAAATCCTTTACGGAGTGGCAGAATGTCGCGACGAGCTCGCCGTCGATTATATTTGCTAATCGGCCGCGGCAAGCGCCGCAACAAAACCCGGAACGACGCGAAGGTTTTCCGCCGCTTTCCCTCAATAAAGCGGCAACAAACTTTTCAATCTTTCAAAACACGCTATGTTTACTCAAGATAGTGCAGGAACTGTCTCTTAAACACAACTGACGCCGCCGACAAACGCCTAAGACTAGCGACCGGCGAGCGCGGGTA